CACCCTGCGGCTGCGCCTGAAGGGCAGGGGACAGATCACCCTGCGCAGCATTGCAAAAACAATGGCCGCTGCCAAGGGCGGCATTGCAGGCGGGGAGGTGTGACGAATGGCAAGCGTGATGGGCATTAACAAGATCGGCCTGCCCAAGCTCAGCGAGAACATGGACCCGGAGGATGCCCGTGCCCTGCGCAGCTACCTGTACCAGATGCAGGAACAGCTGCAGTATGTGCTGAGCAATCTGGACGTTGAGAACATGTCCGACGAGATGCGCACGAAACTGCAGAATTTATAAGGAAAGGATCATATATGGCAAACAGAAAGAAAAAGGACGAAGCGCTTGCCGTTGTGCAGGCGCAGACGGAGGGCAGCGGCCAGCCTGCCGTGCAGAGCGGCTATTCGGCAGCGGGACTGGACAGCCGCTCGGAGGTGGAAAACGCGCTGGCAAATTCCAGCTACAAGCCCAGCCAGACCGTGACGGATGCCGCAGATGCGCTGAAGGAGTGGCAGGCAAACCGCCCGGGCGATTATCAGAGCAGCTATCAGGAGCGGATCGATCAGCTTTTGAACCAGCTGCTGCAGCGTGAGAGCTTCCAGTACAGCTACACCAAGGATCCGCTCTACCGCCAGTACGAGCAGAACTATTTGCAGAACGCCCACAACGCCAGCGCAGATGCTGCGGCGCAGGCTGCAGCCCTGACCGGCGGTTATGGCTCCAGCTATGCCACGAGCGCCGCCCAGCAGGCGTATCAGCAGCAGATCGGTGCGCTGAGCAGCGCCATCCCCACGCTGTACAGTCTGGCACTGGATACGTATACCAGCGGCGGCAACGAGCTGGTGAGCCAGCTGGATCAGCTGAACAACAGCGAACAGGATGCCCAGCAACAGTACAACAACAAGCTCTCGGACTACTACACCCAGCTGAAGCAGAAGGGCGAAGCATACAACAACGCCTATGCGCAGGACTACGGCGCGTATCAGGATTATCTGAGCCAGCTGGGCACCCTGCACGATTATTACTCCGCGCAGGAACAGCAGCAGGCAGCACGCCGCCAGCAGGTGTTCAGCAATGTGATGACCGTGCTGGGTGTGCTGGGCGATGCAGTGCAGATCGTTCTCAGCGGCACCACGGGCGTTGGCTCCATGCTGAGCGGCCTGCTGAATACCGGCTACAACATCTACTCCGGCAACCGTCAGTACGAGGCAAACCGTGCGGACACTCAGTGGAACCAGCAGCTGCAGGAGCGTCAGTATCAGGACAGCCTGAACCAGCAGCGCTACGAGAACGAGACGAGCGAGCGGGAGTATCAGGACAAACTCAACCAGCAGAAATTCAACAACGATGTCACAAGCCAGAAGCTGAACATCGCACTGGGCGAGTGGAACCTGAAAAAGTCCAATGCAGCGCAGAAAGCAAGCCGCGCTGGTAGCACGGCGGCAGGCAGTAAGACTGGCAGCACTGGCACGGGCAGTACGTCCTCCGGTACAGCCAACCGCAGCACGGGCACTGCCACCCGTCTGGGCAGTGACACCTCCCGGAATGTGACGGTGCCCTACATGGCCATGCTGATGCGCAGCCAGGGCAAGAGCGATACCAGCATCAGCACCGCACTGCGACAGGATGGCTATTCCAGCGCAGAGATCGCACAGATCCTGCAGCAGATGAGGCGCTGACCGTGCGGGTGGATACCAAACAATAAAAAGCATGTGCAGAGCACACAGGAGCCGTTCCGGCCAGAGGTGTTCTGCACATGCTTTTTTAGCAGAAAATAATGGCGTGCTGTTCGAGTCCCACTGAGCACGCCCACCAAATAAAAAAATCCGCTGTTTTGAACAGCGGCAGAAGGTTCCCCGGTAGACATTCCTAAGGAATGGAACCCGCAGGCTAACCAACAGCCCACTGGGCTGTTGGTTGCTCTGCCGCTGATGCGTCAGAGCCGCCTTGTTCGAGTCCCACTGGGATACCCCACCAAATAAAAAAATCCGCCGATGCAAAGCATCAGCGGATTTTTTGGTGGGGTGCCCAGTGGGACTCGAACCCACGGTCTCCAGATCCACAATCTGGCGCGTTAACCGACTACGCTATGGGCACCACATAGATGCGCCCGAAGGGACTCGAACCCCCGGCCCACTGCTTAGAAGGCAGTTGCTCTATCCACCTGAGCTACGGGCGCACGTTGTAATCCCATGGGTTCCATTATGGCGGCAGCTGTGTGTCGGCACACGCTGCGAGAAGTATAATACCATACAGGCCCCATTCTGTCAAGCAAAAAATGCAAAAATCTTTTTTCTTTTTTCAAAGCCCGCAAAGCACTGCTTTACAGCAGCCACATGCCCGCAAAGCCCAAAGCAAAGCCAAGCGCGGCTCCGCCCACGACATCGCGGATATGGTGCACGCCGGTCAGCACACGGCCAACACAGATGAGCACCGTGATGCCCACCATCACCCAGCCCGCCTTCGGGTAGAAATACATCCATACCATGGCCAGCACGGAAGCGCTCAGCGCGTGGCGGGAGGGGAAGGAGTGTCCCCGGGTCTCTTTGTGCCGCAGCGGTTCAAAGCCGGGCTGTTCATAGGGACGCGGCAGGTTCAGCCTGTCCCGCAGGATGGTGCCGCCCCAGAAGGTAAGCCCCGGCACGAACACCGTCCGCGCAATGACGGCGGTGAGGTCCAGCGCGGCCTGACGCTGACTGCCCAGCAGCCGAAACAGCCGGACGTTCAGCAGGCAGAGCAGCACCGGATAACATACAAAAGGGATGAGCGGCAGCCAGCGGTCCAGTGCCACCACACAGCGCTTGGCTGTGGGGTGGGCATCCATCCAGCTGTGCAGGGCGTGATAATGTTCTGCGGTCAAAAAAGATCCCTCCGCATCGGGCACCTGAAAAATTAAAAGCAGGTGTCCAGATAATTTTCCACATCAAAGGGTTCCGGGGTGGAATCCTTGCGCAGGTACAGCGGGTGGTGGGGGTGGCCCTTTTTGC